TCACGCAGCGTCAGTGAACCCCCCGAACAGCTGTTTTACCCGGTACATCGCCGTTTCCGCTATCGAGCGACGGTTGTAATCTGTTGTCCATTTCCACCGCGCATTACTCCCGGTCATTCGCTGATTAGCCACTGCACGGTTACGGTCTGCATATTCACCGGGCCAGTAACCCGCACCTTTTCGGGGAGGGATAAGCGCGCTGATTTTCTTACGCCGCAGTTCATCGTGACAGAGCCGGGTGTCGTAAGCGCCGTCTGCCGATGCTGCCCTGATTTTTCTGTGAGTCTGCCGGATAAGACCCGGGAAGGCTTCTGAGTCCGTCACATTGTTCAGCGACAGGTCTGCACAGATGATTTCATGTGTTTTGCTGTCAACTGCCAGATGCAACTTTCGCCATATACGACGGCGTTCTTTGCCGTGTTTTTTGACTTTCCATTCGCCTTCACCAAAGACCTTCAGCCCGGTGGAATCAATCACCAGATGCGCGATTTCACCCCGGGTGAACGTTTTGAAACTGACATTAACCGACTTTGCGCGCTTGCTGACACTGGTGTAATCCGGGCAGCGCAACGGAACATTCATCAGTGTAAAAATGGAATCAATAAAACCCTGTGCAGCCCGCAGGGTCAACCTGAACACGCGTTTAATGACCAGAACGGTGGTGATGGCGAGATCAGAATAGCGCTGAGGTCTTCCCCGTGATGAAGGCGTTGCCGACTCATACCAGGCCTGAATAGCTTCCTCATCCAGCCAGAAAGTTATGGAGCCACGGTTGATGAGGGCTTTATTGTAGGTGGGCCAGTTGGTGATTTTGAACTTTTGCTTTGCCACGGAACGGTCTGCGTTGTCGGGAAGATACGTGATCTGATCCTTCAACTCAGCAAAAGTTCGATTTATTCAACAAAGCCGATTCTGGTTTTCAGGCCGAACGAAGCCCCGCCCCTGTACGGGCGTTTTTGGAAATTTCATAAAAACTCCTGCTATCGAATTAAGTTACTTTTATTTGCTGGTGGATAGCTGGGGGCAATAGCCCCGTAGCCATTTAATCAGGTAGCTGTTCCGCGTGATTCCGCAATACGCTGATTAATCCACTCGTCAATTTCACTCTCAACGAAAGCAATAGCTCGCGAGCCAATTTTAACTGATGCAGGAAATTTACCTTGCCCCATAAGGCGATAAATCCATGCCTTGCTATATCCAGTTCTACGCTGAACTTCTGTTAAACGAATAAGCGTATTTGACATATATTTACCTCATAACGTCTACTCAATTTGACGAGGTAATCATGGCACAGAAATAACGAATATTTTCATACCCTCAGGCCTAATGGTTACCGGAAGGAAATCTACCCTAAGGGTGATGGTAATCGGGAGGAAATCTACCCTAAGGGTGATGGTAAAATTGACGGGGAAGATAAAAAAATACCCTCAGGGTATGCGGTATGGTGCGTTAATCCGGCTTTGCGTTCTTTTGGCTGTTGTCTCGGTTAATAGGGCAGGCAGTCCTCTCTATGAGCGTTGCAAGTGCATTACTTGCCCCCCACTGCTTAAGCTCCCTGGTTATCGCTTCTTGATTTCCCCTGGTGGCAAAATCATTTTCTGGATCGTAATTGGCCCACTCTCTGTTTCTAATCTCAATAGCCTTAGCTAATGGGTCTTTATCCCAGTATTTATATAAGTGTATCGGGCGCTCTTGCTCTAACTGCTCTATCCTTGCCCTTAACTCTGCGTTTTCTTTTTCCAGCATTGCGATTTGGGATAATAAATCATCCTCTGTACGCAACTCTTTCTTTTCAATATCGCGTCCTTGTGCCTCGTCATTTTCAGAAGAGTTAGCGCCTTCCAGCTTCGTTAACGCGTCAAGGACATCGGGAAAAATTGCGAAAATTTCACCCCTTATAAATCCAATGTTCTCAAATTCGGGATCTTCCCAATAACCGGACACCAGAAAACCATTTTCATCCCTCTCACCAGGTAAACAACCACGTTTCCGAACCGCATTCAGATTTCTATAAAGAACATCATTATCAAATTCATCCCGATACGGGTTACAAAAAGATTCCAACAGCTTAAATTCATTTACTGTGTACAGGCGGATATGTTCTCCGCTTATTCTCCTGAGTATCCAAGTTATGACATCTGAAACATCATAATCATCACCAGCGACCTTAAGCACGACCTCAAGAAATTCACGTAAAGAAATAAAATCTTTTTTGTATTCGTTTAATTCGGCATGAATATCAATCATACGCACACCTCAGCGTCCTCTACTGTAGTGGCTGTACCAGTCCGTCGAGGTGTACGGATTTTCGGGAGCGACCCTAGACACAGCCTTTTCTTTCGTCGCTCAAAGTCTACTACTGTATACTCAACCAGTCACCCGCATTTTCCGAACTCACCATGCACCACATTTCCGCCATGCTCGAGCGAATCCATATAATCAGCGTACCACTGAAGCATTTCCCGCCGCCCATCCAGATATTGCGCATGGTTGTATGTGCCACGAATTGAGTTTTTATCGACGTGCGCAAGCTGTGTCTCTATCCACGCGGTGTTATAGCCCTGCTCATGCAAAATGGTGCTCATAGTGTGCCGGAAGCCATGACCAGTAACCTTTCCGTTATAGCCGATGCGTTTAAATACTTGGTTTATGCTAGCCTCGCTCATTGTTTTCCTTGGATCATTACGGCCGGGAAACATAAGCGGATAATTGCCAGTTAGTTCTTTAATCTGCCCAATAAGCGAAAGAGCCTGCTCAGACAAAGGCACTACATGAGGGCGACGCATTTTCATCCGTGAAGCAGGTATCTCCCAGATAGCCTTGTTGAGATCGATTTCATCCCATAATGCACCGCGCAGTTCGCCAGTCCGCAAACCGGTGATAATCAGTAAACGAGCCGCCATAACAACCAATGCACTTCCTGAGTAACTGGACAATGCCTTGAAAAAATCAGGTAATTCTTTGGCTGTGAGGAAAGGATAATGATTAGATTCATGACCTTGCATCGCGCTGGTGAGATCCGGTGCAGGGTTATACTCAGCACGTCCAGTGACAATTGCATAGCGGAAAACTTCCCCACATCGCTGCCTCACTTTTTTGGCTTTTTCGGTAGCACCGCGCCCCTCGATGCGCCGCAGCACATTCAGCAGTTCAAGTGGTTTGATTTCGGCGATTGGTTTTTTGCCAATGTAAGGGAACACATCTTTGTTGAAGGCTTCGAGGATGTCTGAAGCATAACCAGCAGACCATTTTTTTAATTTGCTGCTGTGCCACTCAAGGGCAATATCTTTGAAGGTGTTGTTTAACTGCGTTTCCCGGGCAATCTTTTCCTCTCGTTTCGCTTCCATCGGATCGATACCCCCAGCGATACCCCTTTTAGCTTCTTCACGTTTTGCACGAGCATCAGCCAAGGTAACTTCAGGATACACACCTAGTGCTAACAGCTTCTCTTTACCAGCTACACGATACTTGAAGCGCCAATATTTTCCTCCACTAGGTTTTACCAAGAGATACAGACCACCACCATCAGCCAGCTTGTAAGCCTTCTCTTTTGACTTGGCAGTGTCTATTTGACGGGCATTGAGTTTCACTTGGGGGTACCTCCACTAAACCGAACAGCAAATACCCCCAAAAGTACCCCCAATTGACTGTAGATTTTGGAGTACTTAAGTAGACGTCAAAAGACTAAAAGGGGCGCTAACATGCGGATTATAAGAGGTTTTTAAATACTTGAGTAGACTTGGGGAGACATTAGAATGGTGCCGATAATAGGAGTCGAACCTACGACCTTCGCATTACGAATTATAAGAATCCGCTTCTAATTCAAAGCATTACCCCATCAACACTGCGCTCACACGTCCCACCACATCAAAACATGTAAAGCCTTACAAGCCATTGCGAGGCCTTATGTGTCTCAGTTTTGTCCCACCTCATATTGCTTCAAAAGATGATATACCTGATAACAAACGACAATATAGACATATTGATGAAAGAATTCTTCTCCAGAGCATCAAAAAACGTTTAAATAATGTAGCAGTGATCGTCAAGGTTGCCAGTAACAATAGGCTTTCTGTTATACGTACTACAGATAGATGATGTTTAAATATTGTTAAAAGTTTCTAAAGTTATATATAAATCACTTTACTGAATGGTTTACATATTAATTAACACATATATTAATAAAGACCATAATAATTAAATGCTTGCACATCCTGGTTGTATTTTTCGCAGTTCCACAGCCACCCTGATACCATTTTATTTAAAACCGACATACTAAATAGCTTCGCAAAATAGTAGATCACGTAAAAGGAACTCAGCCCGGATTGAGCGCTCTGATCAATCGACAAATATCCCAAACCACCAACCGGACTGAGCAATGCCGATCATAGCAGCAACTCCTGATGAAGAACGACAACTGATGCGCAAAGAAACCCAGCAAACTCATGATAAGAACCATGTCCGACAACTTGTCGCTATGCTGATGCTACATCAGGGAATGACCGTCACCGACGTTGCCAGACTGCTCTGCGCTGCACGCTCTTCCGTCGGCAAATGGATAAACTGGTTTACCTTGCATGTCGCTGAAGGATTAAAAAGCCTTAGGCCCGGACGTGCCCTACGCTGGCCGGTCGCCGATATTCTTCATATTTTGCTACTGTTGGTACAGCGCTCCCCGAAGGATTTTGGTTGGCTGCGCTCACGCTGGAGCACAGAACTGCTGGCACTCGTCGTCAACCGACTTTTTGACATGACGCTGCATCGTACCGCGCTGCACAGATACCTAAAACAGGCAGATATAGTCTGGCGCAGAGCCGCGCCAACGCTGAAAATCAAAGACCCGCACTATGATGAAAAGCACCTTGCTATTGAGCAGGCGCTGACTCAGGAGCAGACGAAACATCCTGTGTTTTATCAGGATGAAGTCGACATCGACCTGAATACGAAAATCGGCGTGGACTGGATGCCCAAAGGGCAACAGAAACGCATCGCTACGCCGGGACAGAACCTGAAGCATTATCTGGCTGGCGCACTGCACTCAGGTACGGGACGGGTTCACTACGTCAGTGGCAGCAGCAAAAGTTCTGATTTATTTATCAGTCTGTTAGAGGCATTACGGCGTAGATATCGGCGGGCGAAAACCATCACACTGGTGGCGGATAACTACATCATCCATAAAGGCCGTAAAGTGGAGCGATGGCTGGAAGAAAACCCGAAGTTCCGGTTGCTGTTCCTGCCGACGTATTCACCGTGGCTGAATCCGATAGAGCAACTTTGGTTATCGTTACACAAGACCATAACGCGAAATCATCAGTGCCGGTATATGTGGCAGATACTGAAACAGGTAACGCAGTTTATGAATGCTGCTTCACCGTTTCCGGGTAAGATTCAGTTTGAATCTCAGCCCTGACATTCATTCTTTACCGACGTTCCATTAGCCCAAATCTGAGTATATAACCTCAATTCAACTGACTAAATTTAACACAATATCAATGACAAATGTCTTTACCATTGGTACATACAATTGCAAAATCACCATCTCTAAGCAATAAGACTACGCATATTAAAGTGAGTTATATTAAATGTTTGAAATTGATAGCTTGTTATTAATAACATCCGTGATAATATTGTCATTATTGGCTGTAAAATTATTTGATGAAATTTCTCCTATACAACTTGTCGATCATGGAAGAAATAATCAGATAGATGGAATGAGAGGATTCTTAGCCATCTTCGTACTTATTCATCATGCCGCTATTTGGCATGGCTACTTATTAACTGGGGTATGGAAAACTCCGTCATCAAACTTATTAACAAATTTAGGCCAAGTTGGTGTCTCATTCTTTTTCATGATCACCGGATATCTATTTTTTTCGAAGATCCGCTCAAGTGACCAGGATTGGGTAAGACTATATATATCGAGATTTCTGCGATTAACTCCTATGTTTATTGTAAGTTTATGTTTAGTTCTTCTTGTTATAGGTTTTAAATCAAGATGGAGCGTACATGTCTCCCCTGCCTCTCTTATTGTGTCACTCATGAGATGGGCACCATTCACCGCATTAGGGATGCCAAATATTAACGGTGTTAAGGACTCATTCACTATCAATGCAGCTGTAACATGGACCCTCGTTTACGAATGGTTTTTTTATTTTTCATTACCAGTTATAGCTGCACTCTTCAAAAGAAGAGTCAGCATCCACATGATTATAATAAGTGTTTTAGTTCTAGTGATTTTCTTATGTTACCCATCAAAAAAAATACATGTTATTTCATTTTTATTTGGACTGTTAGCCTCTTATTCAAATAATTATGTACAAAGAGTTGCTAAAGCTAAAATAACGCCTATTATGATAATTGCATTACTAAGTTACGAAATGATATATTTTCCTACAACCTACGCTCCACTCCCTCTCATAATTTGCGGTATTTGCTTTATACTTATCGCATCAGGCTGTGATTTTTATGGTATATTGAGATTAAATTTAACAAGAAAACTTGGTGAAACAACATATAGTATTTATCTTTTACATGGAGTATTCCTTTATTGTGTAATGACATGGTTCATCCCTAGTAATTATTCTAATTATTTTTTTATCATGTTAATAAGCATTACTGCTTTTTGCGTCACACTTATATCATGCATAACCTTTAAATTAATTGAACTACCTTTCATTAATATAACAAAACAAACCGCTATGAAAACCAGGGGCATAATAAAAAACACTTAGTAATCAATTGTCACCTAATCAAGAGGTGGTTTATAGATAACAATAAAGAACCTTCGCCATTTCCGGAGGTTCTTTTATATCCTTATGGTAAATATAAATTATAAATATTATTTTTATGGTGCTCCACTATGAATAGGGAAGCTAAATAATGATTACAAAAATATGTAACTTCAGGCAATGCAGGGGCTATGTTATTGCCTTAACACCATAATGAGTAATATTGTGTCCCGAGGATAAAAGTACTGTTAATTCTTATTGATGCTTCAATAGCACTCAAAATTACATATTATGTGCATCCAACAACTCAGGCCAGATGACATCCGGCGCGGTGCTGGTATCTGTTGCTGTCACCGCGTCAATGTAATCCAGCACAGCATTAAGCCGGGTTGTTTCTGCCTGCGTCAGTTTACGTCCGGCCTGTAATTTCAGCTGAATCAGACTAATGGAAGCCATTGCAGCATCAATCAGTGACTGACGCTGTGCTTCTGCTGCGTCTACTGCGGCGCTATGCTGTGCCTCGGTATCCGTCACCCATTTCTCACCATCCCATTTATCGTATGGCGTTAACGGGGCGATAGTGGTTGTATTTTCAGGGTAATCACCCGGAGCTGTGATTTCTTTTGATTCTCCCGTTTCGGTGTTATAGACAACTTCACCGCGATGGTCTGGCACATATTCCCATGAGTTTAAATCTGCCGAACGACAGATTGCATAACCAGCCTTATGTATACCAGGTTCATCCAGACAGGAATATGCCGGGATACCAACACCAACGGCAAGATATTCATTTGAAGTGGAAATATATTCCCGTGTTTCACCATCATAGTTATAAACGGTAACATCCCCTGCCTTTGTTGCAATGAGCTCACTATTTAATATTGCTTTATGCATCAGGCTGCCCTCACGATATAGTTAAATGCAATATTACGCGGACGCGTTTCTGAGGCTGCGGCACCTAAACCAGCCACTGATTGTTTATATGTTTTAAAGGTTCCATAATCCGGTGCTGGTAATTCGGCATCGTTTGTGTTTCCTCTTTTGATAATGTCAGTGCCACTATTTACCCAGCTTTCATCAAAATAGAAATTAATCGTTGCATCAGTCACAATCGTGGATCTTGACGGTAATCCATGAGCATGATCCTCCGTTGCATACCCCTGAATACTTAAAATAGAGCGACCTGTATCAATCCCCCGCCCGTCATCCCAGCCACGTATAAACTCACCACGTAAATCAGGCAATTTATTTGTCGGGTAAACTTTTGCCAGTTCCGGGTATTCTTCAGCAGAAAAAGCTGCACCATTGCATTTCAACCAGCCTGTTGGTGGTGTAGCTGAAGGCCACGGAACAGGCACACCAACAGGTAATGCAGAGCCTTCTCCCAAACCAAGGTTTTCGAGAGCCGTTTTCACCGTGCCGTCCGATTTGATATCACCAAACGGATTATTGCGGCTTAACAGCAGTGCGCGAAGTGCGGTAAGCAACTGGTCATGCCGCCCCTTCTCTAGGCTGGCAACGGATGCCTCCACAACGCTGCAAAGCTCCTCCTGCAACATGTCAAAGTAGTCATCATCCAGATCGGTGGCAGGCGTACCAGTCTGGGGATTACCACGGGTAAAACCGTTCTTACCCGCGCCGAACTTATCCTTCTGCGCGGTTTTCGTGTCTATACGATGCATGGATTACTCCGGATATTTAAAAATTACGTAGGTATGCGACGGGCAGAGTTTGTTAAGCACACACTCGACAACGGTGTCGCCCCAGATACGCAGTGCGGAATCACAGGGATCGCCACATGTCATCCAGGTGGTGTTGGTGGCGGCTGGCATGTTGACCTGCCAGTAATACCGCCATTCCGGCGCATTCACCGCGTCAGTACAGGCCGATGAGCAGGTGAACGTGCTTTTGTCGTATCGCGTGATGGTGGCGTCTGGTCTGCCCAGGGCAGCAAGCTGTGCAAGGTAAAAATCCTCATTGATGCCGCCCGCCAGGTTAACCTTCGCATCCAGTCGTTGCTGACGCTGGCGAAGGGTCTGTGTCCCTGCGGGAATACATTCATCCGGCAGGCCGCACAGACGCTCCCAGCGATTTATCAGTTCGGTGGTGGTGCGCGGATCCAGCTCCCGCATCAGGGCATCCGCACACTGATGAACGCGGGTTAATGACGGTGCCGCACCGGCAATCGCCGGATCGCTGGCTGACCACGCCGGACCGGGGGGCAACAGTGCCGACAACAGACGGATGTAATCATCGTTTGTCACGTCCATGAAATCGTCCCCAGTACCGCCAGTTCATTTTTTGCAATGGAGATATTGTCTGCCGGTGCAAACAACTGATGGCTGTATTCCCCGTTCGCACCGGAAATCGCCTCACTGATACGCGACACCTTCAGTTCTCCCTGCGGATAACCATCACGCAGCAGGAACGAACGCAACTCGGCGGTGATGGCAGCCCGTATTTCCGGTGTGTCCGGCGTCACGCGGATATGAAAATCCACTTTATGCGCCACCGGCCTGAAGACATACAAATCAGAGCCTGCCACCGGGGCCAGTGGCCCGATATGTTGTCTTGCCGCCGTTTCCGTTGATTCTTCCGGAATGGGATTAATCAGGTCACTGCTGGCAATCATCACACCGACAGTTCCCGTTCCCATCCAGTGACGGTATGTCCATGCGCGGGTAATGCCGGGCACTTCTTTAGCCCAGACGACATAGTCCCCGTCAGCCCCGCCCTGAGGCGTCCAGTAATACCGCTCAATGACGCGGGCGCGCCACGTTTCCAGATCTTCAGTATCGAATCCGCCAGTCAGGGTATCTGCAACACCGGAAGACGGCAGACCATTCACCGGCGTGACCAGGATTAATGCCGTACCGTCGTCAGCGTTACCGACCGCGCCTGTAGTTGAGCAGGCGATCGGCACACGCAGGACACCACCGGAGCTGGTTGCATCGGCAGTTGCCGTGTACTGAACTAGGTCATCGCGCTGAATCACGCTCCCGGCGGTCACCTTCAGGCCATCGCTGACACCTTCCCAGCGCATATACCCGCTGGCAGCCGTGGCCCCCTTGCGCGGACACCGTTTCATCGCAGCATGTCGCGCCAGCCAGGACTCATCGCACAGGTCAGGCAGCATGTTCATTGCCAGATAATCGATGTAACCGTAAACCGTATGCAGCGCCGCCGCATACACCTTTGCCCGCACGTCTTCATCCATGCGCCGGAGCGTGTCGCTGACGTCCAGCCTGGCGAATAAATCGTTACGGAGCATACTGATATTTTCTGCCAGCGTCGGGCGCTGAAATTCACTGTCCGCCATGCGTTATCGCACTCCACAGATCATCAAAAGAAATCATTACCGGTCCGTCACGACGCCAGAGGGTGATACTGTTACCCAGCTCATTAATCCCGGTGCGGCGGATATCCAGATCAATACGGGACACCACGCCGTCATCAGTCATCCATTGCAGGCATTCGCGGATATACCCCCTTACCGTCTGCACCAGCTGATTGGTCAGTTTGCTGCGCTGAAGCAGCCACAGTCGGGAGCCGTAACGGTCATTCTGTACCGCAGGCCAGGTATCCCCCCACCATCCCATCGGGACGTCGGCATTGTCATCAGGCTCCGCCCGCCGCCAGGTAAACAGGGAAATCACCACGGCGCGGGTCAGCGGATCCAGCGGTGCGCTGGCGCAGGTGCGTTTACCGTTCACCGTCAGCCACAGTTCCATCATGCCTCCATCGCTTTATCAGGTTTGTCGGTGTTACTGCCCTGACCGTTCTCTCTGTGACGATGCCCGTTATAGGCAAGCCGCATCGCTGACATGGTGGTGCCGCTGGAGTCGCACAGGTCTTTCACCTGTCCAGTCACTTCCAGGTCCATTTCAAAACGTGCTTTAGGTGAATTGCGAAACGTGATCGTTTTACCTGCACCGTCCACCACGATCCCCTCCCGGGTCAGCGTCACGGACTGCCCCTGATCGTCATAGACAGCCACCTCACCCGTCTGCAGCCCTTTCAGGCGGTAGCGCCGGTCCGACACCGTAACAACCACCGCATGAGAACGGTCACCATCCGGAAACAACACCACCGCTTCCGCACCGCTGTTTGCCCTTGCGGTAAAACCGTAGGGTTCAAGATGTTCAACCCCGGCTTTGGGTTCACCGGCAATCAGGGACACATCCACGGTCTGACATTTCGTGGCGGCACTGATGCTTTTCACCACCGCCCGCCCAATCAGGCCGAGGAGTTGTCGCTGTATGGTTTCAATCGCCTTCATCAGAACGGGTCCTCCTGTACTCTGGCTTTTTTCTTTTTCCGCGCGCCGGGGGCTTCGGGTTCAGGCAGATAAGCATCAGGTGGGCCGACACGGATTTCCGTCAGGGTGCCATTCTGGTCCTGAGTAAACGTGACTTCCGAGACAAGCAGTTCGGTATTGTCGAAACCACAGACCGGATCGAAGACAATCACCCGCTGGTTGGGCTGCCACAGCGTACCGTTACCCTGTCGCCAGCCCTGCACCACATAGGTGGTTTCATCCGTCCGCGCCGCCCGTTGTCGGGCTTCAAAGTCAGCACGCGCAATACAGCCAGCCCCCGTAGCCTGCCCTGTCTGCCTGATATACATCGGACGGTAACGGGCAATAAATGCATCCTCTGTGCGGGCCCGCAGCGCGGTGGTGGTGGCCTCACCGAAATCATCGTCGTTTCCGGCACGCTGCCCCGCCACCTGGTAAACTGAAAACCGCTCCCGGATACTCTTCTCCGTATCACAGGAAAGGATGTTTTCCCCAAGTACCAGCGCGGTATGTGCCCGCGTTGAGCCAATACCACCAATCACCAGCCTGCCGTGCGGGTCGTCATAAGCCAGCGCCTGCTGCTGACCGAGTATTTTGTTGATCACCTCGATCACCGTTTCACCGTGATCAGGCTGGACATCCGGAATAACACCCGACGGCGCATCGCTGTTCACCACCTCAATGCCGAAAGGCGCAGCAAGCGCCTGCGCAATCTGTACCAGCGATCGTCCGTTAAACTGTGTCGGTTCGGCTGCACAGTCAATCAGGTCAGCAGTCAGACTACGTCCGGCAATACCGGTGCTGACCGAACGGGCATCGTAACGAACGGGGGTCGCCTCCACCCAGCCGGTGATCACCAGCTCATCACCAATCAGCACTTCCACTTTTGAACCATTTTTAATGCGCGGCTGAAGCGTGGTGATACCCTCATCTCCCGGCCACTGGCGGGTGATCTCCACACTGAAATCCCGCGCCAGCCGTTCAATACCGGCACCGATGCGCACCGATGTCCAGCCATTCCACTTCCGGCCATTTACCCGTAGCGTGACATTGTCGTTCATTGCACTGGCACCTTCAGAGGGATCACCGGCACAAAGCCGGGATGCGTAATGGCATTACGCCGGATAATGTCCGCGTCACGCGCCGCGTTATCAAACCAGGTCGCCGCCAGCACCAGCGCGGGTAAAACCTCATCCGGCGTGCGCTGAATGATCCGAGCGGACTGTTCAAGGCGCGTGTTGATATCCGCATTCAGATCTGCTTTCACCCGGCGCAGCGCCAGAAACAGCGCATCACTGGTTGTACGGGACAACTCCTTATCAATTGCCGTATTCAGTGTGTCGCGAATGTCGGTCAGTTCTTCCCACGTTGGCAGGTCAACCGTGTTTTTCACCGCCGGTGCATTGTTCAGTGCAGGATGCGTGACGGAAGGCCAGCCGGAGCTCTGCGCGGGTGTTGTTGACTGCCCCACTGCGGCATTCTGCATCACCGCAGAAGTTGTTGGCGCAGGCAATCGGGTAACGGCATACGCCGCTTCGCTGATTGCAGTCGTACGAAGGGTGCTGGCAACCACGTTACGCTGCTGCGTCGCCGTGGCGGTGGTTTTACTGTCCGTTTTCCAGACGCCGCGCGGTTGCAGATCGCTGCCAAGGCTGACACCAGAAAGCGTTTTGATCATGGTGACCAGGTCGCTGGCGTTACCGTAAAGGCGTTTCCCGGTACGCCACATTTTCTGCACCTGCTCAACGAAATTTTTGCCTGACGATGGCGGCGGCAGAAGTACCGAGATATCCCCCTGCAACAGCCTGGCGGCATCCGATACGGCAGAATCCACCACTTTCATCGCATCAGAAACATACCCAAGCATTGTGCTGGCATTACCGACGACGTCGTTCTGCACAAAATCTGCCACGCCATCGATACTGAAACCACTGAAACTGTCACTGATGCAGTCATCCAGTGCAGAACAGGATGACATCAGCGTCTGCGCCGTCGCCGCACCTGATGTGGGGTAAGAGAGTTCTCCCGCTTCGACAAACTTCAGGTCAAAGCGGACAATACGCCCTTCACTCTTCGATGTGCTGACCCGAACCTCTCCGTCAACACAGACTTTCAGCTCACCGTAAGTCGGATGGACAAGCGTGCCGGGACCGGGTTTATTCAGCGCGTCAATCAGGCGATCGCGCTGGTCAAAGCAGTCATCTCCCACCACATAAGCCGTGATGGACGGGCGGAAAGTGATTTTCCCCAGGTCTTCGGTATAGGGTTTGTCGCGGTTCGGGTATTCGTGCGTTTCCACACGACGACCGGTTCCCGCACTTTCTTCTTCAACCTTAAACGGCACACCGCGAAATGACGCGTCCTGAAGTCTGTCTTTCCACGTCATATAAACTCCGTACATAAAAAATCCCACCGGAGTGGGACTCATTAACAGATTAATTTTTCATTACCTGCCAAAGCGCGTATAGCCAACATCATGGCTGACATCAAAACCGCTGGATCGCGTTTCCATAACCCGCATACCCGGAGGCGAATTCACAAAAGAGACCTTGATCTCACCATCAACTTTTGGCTCAGAAGCTTTGTTAATCATGAAGGGATTCGGGCCTGTAGCATCGGAGGCGTTGTTTGACTGAGCCGGATCTACCGCCGGATAAGGTGTGTATCCCCGCGCCGGTATTCCCGTCCCATAAGCATCATAAGCACCCGCGCCCCACTGCACAGAGTTAATGGCATCGACCGTGTCACCGGAACTGTCGGTAAACCACTCAATAATTGGCTTCAGCTTGTCCCACATATTCTGAAACCACTTAACAACCGGTCCCCAGTTATTGATGACCATCCCCAGCGGCGACCAGGCAAAAACTTTCTTCAGAAGTTCCCAGCCAGCCTCAAAATAAGGACCAATGGTTTCCCAGAGTTTCTTAAAATAAGGTCCGACAACATCCCAGTTAGTGATAATTAATCCCGCAGCCAGGGCTATCGCCGTCGCAATCATGCCAATCGGCGTCATCGACATGATCCTGCTGACAATACTGATGGCACCGCCAACGCCCATCAATCCCAGTTTCAGAATCGCAAGACCGGCAGCAAGCCCGACGACGCCGCGAATAACCCGGGGATTTTCATCCGCAAACTTCGTGAATTTTTCCCCTAACTCCCCCAGCCATTGCGTGATATTTTTAGCGTCACCAGAAAATGCGCCGCCAATAGCTGCAAGACCGTTAGTTGCGGTCCCCGTCATTGCCTCCCACAGGTTGGACAGCGTACCAAGCTGTGCCTGAACACGTTTATTCAGGCTGGCCTGTTTATTCATCTTCTGCTGGATCTGATCGTAGCCATCCTTTCCTTTATCGATTAGTGCATTGACCACCTGAAGGGTTTCGGCATCATCACCAAATATTGCCTTAAGTACACCTGTTCGCTTAACGTCGGTCAGTTTTCGCAGCTTTGCCAGTTGCCTGAACATGTTATCAAGACCGCCAAAACTCCCTTTGCCGTCAGTAAAATCGAGCTGCACTCCGAGTTTCTGGCGGGCCATGACTTTATTGACGTCCCTGATTTTCTTAACGCTTAATCCGGACTGGATAACTTTTCGCAGGGCATTACCTGCCGACTCCCCGTTCATCCCCATCTGATCCATCATGACGCTGATAGGGGCAAGGCTCTGTGCAGCCTGAAGACCGTCCTTGTTCACCATCTTCAGAACAGAACTGGTTTTAGTGAAGAAGGACAACATGTTGGTATCGTCAACGCCCAGATAAAACGCCTTCTGGATAGTGTCGAACAGCCCCATCATGTCTTCTGACGCCGTTCCGGTAGCATCCTGCATCTTTGCAGCAAACTCAGCAGCCGCTTCCGGTGTTTTTTTCAGTTGTACCGCAAGATAAGCTGTCGCTTTACCCACACCACCAAGAATGTTTTCTGCCGGGATCCCCTGACGCACCAGCATCTGCATCATGTTCTGGAAATCAGCCGTTGTACCGGGTAGCTGGTTACCCAGGCCAATAGCCAGTTTATTGATGTCCTGAAAGCTCTTTCCGACCTCGCCGTTCGCATCCATCATGGCGACTTTCAGCCCGGTGGCGGCGTTTTCCTGATCGGCATAAGATTTCAGGGAAAGCGTCAGACCCGCTGCCAGTCCGCCACCAAGCGCCAGCCCACCCTGTGATGCTTCTTCCGCCTGGCGTTTAAATCCCCGGATTTTCTTTTGCATTTTCGACAGCGCGGGAGAAAGTCTGTCGACACCGGTGATCAACGCCTTAAGCTCAAATTCAGCCATGTGTGCGTTTCTCCTGCTCTATCCTGTTTGCCTGACTGACCAGCAAGGGAATTTCACTGATCGGCATATTCAGCAATTCGAAGGGATTAATGCGCCAGTAGCTGGCGCAGTCAAAGAAGCGATCAGTGAGGTATTCAGCCGTCAGGCCTGGAGGAAAAAACCAGCCACAAGCCACGCCGCAGCATTCAGGTCTGCCGGAGACATCTGGTCGACAGAGTTTTGCGGCACTTTCGCCAGCCGCACAATGTATTTCGATACCACATGCGCCAGAAGTCTGACGGACTCATCCTGATTCATCTGGTAGGGATACCCCAGCTCGCGGACATCTTTCCCGGTGGGCTCATCAAACTCCAGTACGGAGAGTGTCTCGCCATGAGCGGTAATCGGTTTCTTTAACTCAAGCTCTTTCATTACTGGTAATCCCCTTCTTCACCGTGGAACTCAAGATCAACCGTCCCTTCTTCGGCATTATGGTTCGCTTCGCCGTGCAGCCAGGCAGACGACAGTACATAGACCTGACCGTTCGCCAGCTCGGCAGTGATGGTCATCTCATCAGACGAGGTGATTTTGCTCACCGGAAAATTCTTCGGCACCTTGAAGGTCCCTTTAACATAAGGCGCACGGTGAGTTTCCTTGCGGTCCACTGAACCGTCCAGGCCGATGATGTCATCATTGACCGTCCTGTTCATGGGCACCTCAATGCCGCCGGTCAGCGATAGCTGCTGACCGTCAATTTTGAAATAACAGGTTCCCCCGATACGGGCCATTATGCAGACTCCTCTGAATACTGAAGACGGAACTGGTTAACCACGGCAAAGACACGCAACTGGTTAACATAGTCAGGCGGGAACAGCGTGTTCAGGCGGTTCGGATCGCTGGCATCACGCTCCACAACCAGGTACTGCTTAAACAGTTCGTAGTTTTCCACGATCCCCGCACGCTCAAGCTGACGGTAGGTTGCCAGCAGTTCCCCTTTGATCACCGCCGGGGTGACAATCGCCTGACCGGGACCAAAGCGGGTACCGTCGCTGGCAAGCTTGTGACGCCCGTACTTACTGGTAATGACGGATTTCAGTTTGCGCAGTACATACGCACTGGTATGCAGCGTCTCGCTGTCGAGGTAGCTGTTATCCGCAACCCCGTAAGCGTTTTTCCTGTACGTGGTGACATCACGCTGAATGCGCAGTACCCCGCTTTCGACATACGCCGTTGCCACGCCATGAGACAGCAGGGTCTGTTGTTCGGTCATCGTGAACCGTTTCCCCTTCGGCGCAGGCAGCATACCCACCAGCTCACCGGTCTGCGTGGGACGTGCCGGATCGTTGCGGATAAACATCGCTGCGCGGGCGGTACGGCTTGCCGCCAGCTCGTCGGCAGGCGTCTGGGTGTCTTTTTCGTACCCCGCTAGGGTAATGTGCTGCTGGTTAAACTGGTCACCTGCGGTCACCAGTTCTGACAGCGTGCCGATCTTTGCCGTATACACATGACCATACAGCTGACGCGCATAGCTCCAGCGACCGCTGGTATCGTTCATCTCGGTCACCAGCGTGTTAACGGAGGCCGTGTCGTTGAACGGCAGGCCGATATAATCAAACGGCTCATCCGCCATTGCAGCCACCGCGCCAGTGAGAACAGGAGAGCCCGTTCCGGCGGTCCCCGTCGCCACGGCAATCTGTACGCCCGCAGGCAGCACTTCGCCCCCACCAAAGCCGTAGTAATTGAGGCTGACAGGAATTTCATTCCCGCAAAGCCCCTTATGACGCGCGGTCAGCGTGACCACACCAGCCGAAGATAAAGCTGTAAACGGCAGAGTCGGAACGGCATTGATGGCATCCTGGATACTGCTGGCAATCGTCGTGACGTTATCGCCGTTGGTCACCGGAGCCTGCACGCGGGTACGTCCCACATACACATTCACCGTGCCGGTTTCGGTTGCCTCCCCGGTCACCGTCAGCGTAACCGTTGCCGCCGCGCCTGTGGCTTCCGGAACGGCAATCACATACAGCTCGCCAAACGGGTCAGTCTGGCGATAAGCCTCGACCATACGCGCCAGCTGACTTCCCGCACCACAAATCTGGCGTGCATAGTCTGCCGACGGCATCAGCACCAGACTGTTGGCAACAATCTCTGCACCGTTATTGGCATGACCAATCAGCAGCGATGCTCCGCTGTCCTGTGCAGTATTCGCCGCCTGGTTATCCATTTCCGCATAAAAAATCGGAACCAGCGTATTCGACGGAATGGTGTTAAAGCTTATCGTCATCGGTATTCACCTTTTTATTCACGCGCCGGATATCACCCGCTGCTTCACGGCGCAGCCAGTAGTTGTTCTCATCAACATTTCGCCCCTCGGCGGGCAAAAGGTCTCCGCGGGCAGGGTCAGGAACTGACCGCCCTTTAACAGGTTTCACAAACATGAAGATTCTCAGGAAGGAAGGGTTATTTCGGTGTGATGTTCGATATCGCCGTCAGGCCCGTTACCGGGATCGAGATAATCAACATCAATCGCCAGCGTTCGCAGTTCATCCAGACTGTTCAGGTCATCCTGCTGGCGGGTATCGTCTTCGGTCAGCTCGCTGATGACCGAAAAATCGAACTGATAAATCAGCTCATGACGATTCAGATCCAGCAGCGTGCCGCCGTCATAGGTAATCGGGTTACCGCACGCTTCCGGGTTCCAGCCCAGCAGAGCCTTAAAGAGCATCTGCCGGACATCGTCCACCACATCATACGAGGCAAACTGACCGCGCTCATCACGCCCGTTACTCAGTATGACAACCACGGAGAAGCCCTCTTTCAGCTCCTGCCAGTAGTCGGTCTGGCTTTTGTTTTCTCCCGGAGAGTCATCACCCGGTACCACATACGCCGCCGGGAGTCTCAGCTTTCCGACCTCCGGCAGATTTTTGAACTGTGCCGCGCCTGCCACCCGGTTTTCAAAATACGGGCAGCGGGCACGCAGCGCAGCAATAACAGGCGTCAGTTTCATCTGTGTCGTCGCTCCGGCTTCAGTGATTTACGCAATTCCCGCGCCAGAAAATAGCGTGTCCAGCTGCGGTTCTTTTCAAGCGTTTCCACCATAAAGTTATTACGTGGAGCCAGCCGCCAGCCGCTGCCACCGGATGCACCACGATGATGACTACGACGACGTTTTGCTCCTCCCCGGACACCAAAAAACAGAAACGCCGGATAGAAGTCACCAGAGATCATCCGGTTCCCCTTCCCGTTGCGCTGGTTAGGGGCAATGCGTGTCATAAAACCGGCTCGCTTTTTACTGGCTCTCGGCACCATGTAACCAATCGAACGAGCCAGGCGTCCGGTCTGATAACCGGGGTTTTCACCCGGTGCCGACCGCGCACGGCGCATCACCAGCCGACGGGCATCACGCATATGACGCTGCCCAATCGTGACAAACGCCCGCCGGACACGGGCGCGGTTAAAGCGCATCTCCGCGGGCTGCTGAACATCAACGTGAAAAAAGGGAGTCGCCATTGCTGCCTCCGTGACTCTGCGTAAATTCGCCCAGTTCCGTACACTCCAGCAGCAGAAAGCGCCGCGCCCCGTTCAGATCGCGCTGACGTTTCACCCGGTACACACTGTCATCACAGACCACCTCATAATCAGCAGTGATCCCCCGGCGGTAGCGAATGGTGATGTAATGGGTGATGGCGTCTCCGGTCTGCGCGGTTTCCTGCAAGGTGGTGGCACTGGTCTGGATAACCTTCGCCCATGCCCGGAACGCAACCGGGTATTGAGGCTCCACGCCAAAGTTATCCGCGGGCATATCCACCCGCTGGCGGATCAGGACGCGTTTATTCAGTTCGCCGGGGTCCGGCAGAATGTAGGTTGCGCTGGTCTGCGCCTGACGAATTTTCATAGTGGTATAAGGCGATAAGGAACAACCAACCAGTTAAAACTCATTGGCAACTCCATTTTCTCAACGTCTGTAACCGTTGAGCGGTTTTCGTAGAAATGGCTGACAAGTAGCAGAAGCGCCAGCTTCACATCATCAGATATCACAAGCCCATCAGGATCATCCGCAGGCCTGTCATCTGCGGTTGCATACAACTTACGGTTAAGGAAGTTTTCCGTACGACTCTGAGCGGCCTTACCAAGCAGTTCAAGCAACTCATCTTCATCAGAGAAATCATCATCCAGACGGAGCTGAAGCTTAATCTCTTCCATTTTTAACAGCATAAAACCTCCTGTGCCCGCCAGAACGCGGGCACAAAAAAACCGCATTACGCGGCGTGCTGTATTACGTAAAAAGACTAATCAACCACCAACGCTACCTTTCCCCACCAGCGCTTTAATGGCAGAGGTGTCTTCCAGGATACAGTCAAAACGATGGAAGGCCAGAAAACCGGTCTGATCATATTCCGCGTAACGCTCAACCAGACGTTTAAGAATCATGTATCGCACACGACGGATAATGAAGCGATCAAAGTCACCACAGAACATGAATTTTTTACCCGCCCCGATATCATCAATTTCCTGATCAATGACATACGGTACATTCAACACTGAAGCAGGTGCCACACCAACAATATCCGGCAACCATAAAGGGCGTCCCTGACCGTCTTCCATCTCACTGATCAGTTTCAGCGTATTATCGTTAAACGCCAGGCGGAATTTAGGTCCGCGACGATATGCAGGATCAATGCTGTGTTTCAGAGCCAGAATTTCCTGCCACTTCACCGCATTTGCCGCGGCAGTCTGTGTTGTGCCGGTCACTGATGCTGCCAGCCCTTTGGGTTGTTTAGGCGTACCAGCCCCCGTCCCCTGAATCAGATAACGGGCTTCACCACGACCAATACGTTCAGCAATGCGACGGGCAAGATAAGCTTCCATATCGATCGCACTGTCCTGCAGCAACTCATTAGACACACGAATTATTTTCGATGTCATTTTGAGCGCCCCAAGGCTTCCCATACCGAAATCGGTGTCTTCTTCACCGGCTTCTTCATTTTCGCCCAGCAGAACACCAACTTCGGAAGTACCATCAGCTGTTGCCCACTCCATAGTGCGACCGTCAGAAGTGGTAAGAATCTGCGCCACACTGGCGATGCCACCGTAGGATTTCATCTTCTCAACAACTTTCGCCAGGAATGTTTCTGGTACGGTATATCCGCCCTTTTCATCCTGAGCTACGCCCTGGGCACGAAGTTCACGCAACGCCTTTCGTTCTTCTGATGTCAGCTCACTGGCACCGTGACGCATCCACTTATCAAAAACCTGAGCTCGTTTCTCATCCTGTTGCGGATTGTTTTCCGGATCAAGATTCTGACGCTGCTCTTCCTCATTGCTTTCAATGTACGCCTGATCCTGACGACGCAGTTCTTCTTCGCGTGCAATTCGTTCATCAAGCGCTTCCAGTTCGGATTTTGCTTTGTTCCACTCAGTGCGCTGCTCTTCCGTCCATGCGTTATCACCAATTTTTTCATTCAGGGCGCGCATGTCAGTTGCGATAGTATTACGTTTCTGTTTCAGTTCATGCAGTTTCATGATGTTTCCTTTACGCGTTAAGAAGGGTCAGGACGCGTTCACGCGCCATACGTTGATTAATGGCTTTCTGTAGCGCGCCGCTGTTGCGCGCCTCCTGCCATGCTTTCATGGAGCGAACAGCCGAGTCAGCCTCCTGATAGGCAGGATATGTCACAGGACTGACATCCAGCAGACGGGAAAAGCGGGTTATCTCGCGAATAACAACCCCGTCCTCATCCTGATACCACTCCTCGCCGTCACGGGCGACACGGAAAGCAAAAGATGACTGGTTAATATCTCCACGTTGCATCGGGGCCAGCACCAGATCACGAATGGTCTGTGTCTCCGGAGCCTGGATGTCATAGCGCAATCCGCGCTCATCAACTGAAAGATTCAGCGTGCCTGCTGCACTACGCCCAAGAATAAAATTAGGATCGTGGTTAAACAGTGCGCGTACATCATCACCAAGCACATCGTCAAAAGCGCCGGGCCGGATGATTTCGCGGAATGAACCGAATATCAGCTCAGAACGACAGTCAAACACCGATCCATAACCGATAATGTGCGCCGGGTTATCGTCATGCCACTCAGCACGCACCTCACCGCTGTAACAACGGATTTCACGGTCATTCATTGGTTTTTCCCTCATCGTTTTTTGGGGGCTTAAAATCTCCTGCCGGGTTAGCAGCATTCACGCTTACCAGCATCTCGTCCAGCCCTTCAACCGGATTCATATCCTCGAATGCGCGGGCCTCATTACGGCTCATCCATCCATCGGTAATAGCGAAGTGATAGAATTGCGCGCGCTCCTGCGGAGTTCCGCGTAAAAGCCCCGTCAGATTGAACCTGACGTAATACCCGGCGGCTAACTCAGCGCGGGTAAACAAGCGACGGTTAAGCTCCTGCTCCCAGTTCGTCACCCACGGCATCATCGTGTAGCGGACAAACTGAATCGCCTGCGCAGAAATATTGGAGAAGGTGGCTTTTTCGAGGTCATTAATCATGTGCGCAGGAATATTGAAAATACCGGCGATCATTGAACGGTTCAGCTTCATCATGTCAATGATCTGAGCGTCAACTGGCGACACAGTCAGTGCCTTGTAATCCAGATCGGCTGGCAGCAGCATGGTTTTGTTTTCCTGCCGGCGTAACGCCTGCGATGCCTTCTGCCACTGATCTTTAAGCCAGCCCCAGCTTTCCTTATTGAGTCCGCTTTTAACGGATACTATCCCCGCCGGACGGGCATTACCGCTGAAGAAGCTTTCTGTGTACTTCTGACCGCTCATCCCCATGCCTATTGTTTCGGCATGTTGCATAATCGGACTCAGCCCCATCTTCTGATTATTACCCAGCGCACGGATGTGGATCATATCGTCCGGACTGATCGCAAACGCCCCATATTCGTTGTACAAACCGTAGGTATATCGGCCACCAGTATTCATCAGCGTCGTTTCCCACGGCATACAGCAATCCAGGGATATGACTTCACCGCGACGATTACGTTTCACCCAGGTATACCCATTCCCCCAGCCAAGGATGTGACGTTGCTTCAGTTCGCGCCATTTGTAGCTGGTTTGCCAGGTATTGGGCTCATCATGAACCAGATAAAACGCCGGATGATCGCGTGCGGGTTCAACCTTCCCCTTGTGCCTGCGCATAACATGCAACGGCATCTGGGCAAGGCTGGAAGACAGGACATAGATACAGGAATACACCGCAGCCAGTTTCATCGCAGTCTCAGGACTGACATAAACGTCTGCCCGGAACAGCCCATCAGTATCAACGGCATCCCCGGTTATCGGGGTGGAAGGATTCTCCAGTGATTTACTTCTGAACAGAGCATCAAGCAGCACGCGTCCCCCTTCTGGCCATAGCCAGTGCGCCCACCAGCAGTAAAGCACCGGACAAAATCAGAGCCGGAGCCATACCAAACTGCAGGTAAACCCCGCACGTAAGCAGGCCAAAACCAGCCAGCCCGATAACATCAGCAATTAGTGATTTCATAGAATTAAGAGATCATCGTCCGGATCAAGAGATGAGAGGAAATCGTCAGGTTCTTTGAGCATTGCCCGACCGATCGTCATAATCAGTGCAACCGCACCATCGATTTTGTTTTCCGCCTGCTCCTTGACGGGCTTCACTAAATCATCGTTACCTGGCATGTTTTTGCCGACCACATTGCCGATACACCAGGTCATGATGGGATTGCCGTCATGATGAAAGCGTCCCGATTCAATCGCTGCTTCCAGCTCTTTCATCGGATCGGACATATTGGCGAAGTTCTGGACAATAGTGACGGGATTCAGATCTTCATCAGCAAGGTCATGTGACAGCCCGGTCGCCCCGAAGGGGTCGATGGGTGACTCACTGACCGGGCTGATTTTGTTCGCCGCTTTGGCCTCTTCGAGGATGTAGCGATAATCCACCTCTGCACCATCGGTAACGGTCAGGACGCCCATTTCCACCCATTTCTGAAAGCGTTCGGCTGTCCGTCTATCTTCATTTTTCTCGACGCTGTACACCGTGTCATACGGTACCCAGAAGCGCGGGGCCACACTGTAGTAATGCGTTTTACCGTCAATCTCGCGGGTATAAAGTCGCGCCATGCTGTTCATATCCAGCTTACGCGCCAGGTCAAAGGCCAGAATGCACGGCTGCCCCTCGAACTGCTCAAGGGTCAGTGATTTATCCTCGCAGCTCTGCCAGCTCACCAGGTTGAAATACGCCGAACGTGCCGACACCCAGATATTGAGGTGTTTTGTTTTAAAGACGTTTGCCAGACGGGCGTTATTTTTCGCACGCTGCTGCTGACTTAACAAAAATTCGCGATAAACCGACACGCCAATATTTGGATTGGCTTTTTCCAGCACCTGCGGGTCGGTCCAGTCGTCACCTTCATCAACGGTATAGATGATCCCGAACAGTTCATCGTTAGGCACCGAGCCGTTGAGCATCTCGATGACTTCCCGCCGCTTGTCGTAGCACGGCCCCTCAATGTTGTACCCGGCGGTGGTGATGGCCCACATCAGTGGCTGACGTCGCGCCCCCATCCCGGTAAGCATTGTGGTATAAAGCGCATCGGTGGCATGCTCGTGATATTCATCAACCACGGCACAGTGGGGTGATGAACCATCACCGGGGTTGCCGATCAGCGGTTCAAACCGCGCGCCATCCTCCGGACGGTTCATGTTTGAGGCGTTAACCTCAATCCCGAACGCTTCCGTCAGCATGGGTGTGCGTTTACACATCAGTCGCGCCGGGCGAAAGACTTCCCACGCCTGTTTCTCTGTCGTGGCACCGGAATACACTTCCGCGCCAAACTCGTTATCACAGGCAAAACAATACAGGGCAACACCGGCAGAGATTGCTGATTTGCCGTTCTTACGGGGGATTTCGGTATACACCTCCCGGAAGCGGCGCAACCGGGTGCCTTTATTGACCCAGCCAAACGCACAGCAGATCACAAATAGCTGCCACGGCTCCAGCGTGATGGGCATCCGTTTGAATGCCCACTCACCCTTGGTGTGCGGCAACAGCTGAATAAATTTCGCGGCCCGTTCAGCCAGGTCCTTGTCGAAGCGGTAACGAAACGACTTACTTTTTTCCGCCATCAGGTCATCAAGATGGCGCTGGCAGGCCTGAATCACAAACTGGCAGGCAACAATCTTTCCGCGCACGACATCCCGGGCATACTGATTTGCAGCATTTACGTTGGGGTAAGATTTCCGGCTCATGATTCGATAATTTTCAGAAACGGGTTAGTGGCTTTCTTCTGCCCCGCCAGGCCAATCAGACGCTGGCGGCTGCTGGGGTCGAGTCCGAGCATTGCCCCCGTACTGCTCATCTCGGACTCCTGTTCTTTTTTGGCGGTCAGCTCCGGATTTTTGACCATGCCGCCCATTGCACCGGTGATGGTGTTGCCCTGTCTGGCAATATTTTTCACAGCACGTCGCCAGAACTCATAGGCTACGCACCACCGCTCAAGCACTGCGAGGTCAGTCACGCACAGCAGGCCCTGACCGCAGAGTTCTTTGGTTGTCAGTTGCCACATGATCGTGGCGAGAGGGAGCTCTTCTTCAGCGAACCACTCCGGTGGCTCAACACCTTTGATGGGCGTAAAAACGGGTTCATCTTTGTTCAGGGCTCGCTTGCCGGGGTTTCCGGCCAGCGCCTTGCGCGCCGTTGGCTTGGGGCGACGCCCGGAACGCCCCGCCGTTCCAGCCATATGCGGCACTCCTGGTTAAATTTCATTTTTCGCGGGTATAAAAAAACGATGGGGCGGGCAGTCCGGAAGACGTCAGGTCACAGGGATTTGACCCGCCCCTCCCCCACAGACAGTTGAGAATTATTATCACTTTAACCGTTCACGGGCCGTCTTCGCCTTATGACACGGCCAGCACAGACTCTGCAGATTACTGTCTGCATCAGTGCCGCCATGCGCTTTAGGGATGATGTGGTCAACGGTTTTCGCCTCACGCACCACACCGGCACGCAGACATAACTGACACAGGCCTTTGTCACGCTTCAGTACACGTTCACGGATAGCATCCCATTTCGAACCGTAGCCGCGCTGATGACGGGATTGTCCTGGCTTGTATTGCTTCCAGCCTTCGCTTTTGTGGCTTTCGCAGTAGCCTGACGGGTCTGTGGTGGTATGGCGGCAGCCACGAACACGGCAGGCTTTTGGGATTCGTGATGGCATATGTACTCCAATGAAGAAGCCACCGACATAGCCTCCTCCATTCATCGTGAAACTATTTTCATCTACCCAGTAATGAATTCTTTGTAGAGTTGTGATCAATACAACTCACTAATGGAGAGGCTTGTCCAACACGTTGGACAAGTTTCCTGTTTGATTTACTGGACACTATAGAAGGACAGAATGCCTTCATCACTCGAATAACATCAATTAAGGAGGTTCAACATGTTTCATTCCACAAATCATCAGGCTGTAATTATGGCTGCATCAGCTTGTGCCACAGACCTTTTCCGCTTCACTTTAAGCCTGATTCATTTCTACCTGACCGGCTCGCCTCTATCTTTTTAATCCCCGCTTTATCCAAATTGCATTGCCAGAATGCCGACAACAGACTGACATTCAAATCCTGACTACCTCCAATAGTCTGACCGTACACCTATATAGTTTTAATTTTCATCAATCCATTTAACTATCGTTTAATTGTTGTCACATAGGATTCTGCCGTTTTTAACAATGCAGGATAATAAGATGAAAAAAATGTTGTTTTCTGCCGCTCTGGCAATGCTTATTACAGGATGTGCTCAACAGACGTTTACTGTTGGAAACAAACCGACAGCAGTAACACCAAAGGAAACCATCACCCATCATTTCTTCGTTTCGGGAATTGGACAGGAGAAAACTGTTGATGCAGCCAAAATTTGTGGCGGCGCAGAAAATGTGGTTAAAACAGAAACCCAGCAAACATTCGTAAATGGATTGCTCGGTTTTATTACTTTAGGCATTTATACTCCGCTGGAAGCACGTGTGTATTGCTCACAATAATTGCATGAGTTGCCCATCGATATGGGCAGCTCTATCTGCACTGCTCATTAATATACTTCTGGGTTCCTTCCAGTTGTTTTTGCATAGTGATCAGCCTCTCTCTGAGGGTGAAATAATCCCGTTCAGCGGTGTCTGCCAGTCGGGGGGAGGCTGCATTATCCATGCCGGAGGCGGTGGTGGCTTCACGCACTGACTGACAGACTGCTTTGATGTGCAACCGACGACGACCAGCGGCAACATCATCACGCAGAGCATCATTTTCAGCTTTCGCATCAGCTAACTCCTTCGTGTATTTTGCATCGAGCGCAGCAACATCACGCTGGCGCACCTGCATGTCAGTAATTGTCGAGTTCGCCAGCTTCAGTTCTCTGGCATTTTTGTCGCGCTGGGCTTTGTAGGTAATGGCGTTATCGCGGTAATGATTAACAGCCCATGACAAGCAGACGATGATGCAGATAACCAGAGCGGAGATAATCGCGGTTACTCTGCTCATACCTCAATCTCTCTGACCGTTCCGCCTGCTTCTTTGAATTTTGCAATCAGGCTGTCAGCCTTATGCTCGAACTGACCATAACCAGCGCCCGGCAGTGAAGCCCAGATATTGCTGCAACGGTCAATTGCCTGACGAATATCACCGCGATCAATCATCGGTAAAGCGCCACGCTCCTTAATCTGCTGCAATGCCACAGCGTCCTGGCTTTTCGGAGAGAAGTCTTTCAGAGCAAGCTGCTTACGATAAGCATCCCACCAGCGTGAAAGAAGCTGATAACGTCCGGCGGCTGTTGATTTTAGTTTTGGGTTTAGTGTGACAAGTTTGCGAGGATGATCGGAGTAATCAGTAAATAGCTCTCCGCCTACAATGACGTCATAACCATGATTTCTGGTTTTCTGCCGTCCGTTATCCGTTCCTTCTGACCATGCCACCATATCGAGGAAAGCTTTACGCTGGGAATTTAGTGCCTGCATAAATTACTCCTTCGAGCTACCAAATTTGTTACCGATTACTCGCATTGCAGCCCCACGAATTGCATCGACACCAATCAGCCCAACACCGCCACCAATGGCAACAGAAAGAGATTTAGGCCATCCGACATACTCAAGAGCGGATGCAAAAGTCAGCGTCAGAGCACCACAGAGCAAAATCTCGAGCGTTTTTCGCTTCCACCCACCACCACCGCCAAAATAGGCAATGCGCAATCCAGCCATAACAATCGACATAATCACTGCGCCCAGTGGTGTGTCTCCACGCCACCAGCTCTGGACCAACTCCAGCCAGGTATTTGGGTTATGAGGCATTTGTAGTTATCTCTCACCTCGCTGAAACAGCAGGTGCAAATTGAGGGAACATCATGTACCGCAAATCAGAAGCGGAAACGTCAAAGAAGCCGAACCAATGGATAACTGCGGAATAGGCCTAGACCAACGAATCCCCAGCCCCAGAAACGACAAAACCCGCTCGATGGCGGGTTTAAGCTGTGTGGCGAAGTAACCACTCTTAACACGATACAATTTTTTTTGCGTACGCGTTAGTTTTTTATTACTTTACTTTTTGATACTATCGGCGTGGTTACAAACAAGGAGAACAGCAATGAGTAACTACTTGGAAGTTAAGAGAAAAATTGGTCAATATGCATGTGTTACTCGGTGGGGTTTTCCCTGTGCCGAGCGTGAAATCACTTTGATACAAAATGACATTAACTCCGCGATTCAAAGTGGTAAAGTTATAAGTCGTAGCATGCTCCAAGGCATTATCAGCCGTCATGTTCCCAATACCCATTTCTTAATCACCGACAGTGTGGACAACTCTGATCTTAACACTGCATTAAGAATGCTGGCGCCAAAACAAAAATGAATAATGATGTGTTTCAGATCAGCCCCGACGAAGTAACGTCGGAGCTGATTTCTGCAAAGGAAAGATTTTTACGTGGTATTCAGCCATACTTGTGTAATGGTATATCAAACCTTGCTGACCTACATGAAATTCAGCAGCATGCTTCAAAATATTTTAATACCGCTGTTAAATTAGTTCAAAAAGTAGATTTATGTAAACTGGATGACAATAAGACATTTGCCATTTCCTTAGTTGGAGACTGTCGAGCGGTTCTGGAAACTTATTTAGAATACTACGACATGATGGTGTCAAACATTAAATGCCTAGAAATTGATCCAAACAATATTGTACTGTATAGCAAAGATGGTCTATCAAACCTCCAAAGAATCATTAAAAAGTATTCATCAAAAGATATTTACACACCTATTATTGCTGAATTTGAGTCTCGAAATTTGCCAATCGATGGATTTACTATAGGCACACCAATGAATTGGAAATTAATTGTCACTGCCATTATTGGATTTTTAAGTTTTTGTATTTTTTTATCAATTACGCTGCTAATACCAGATTTGAATGAATTTCAAAAGAAAATGATTTTCTCTTTATATTTCATGAGTGCGGCCGTTGGAATCTCGCCATTCATTGCAAATAATATAAAGGTCAATGGGAAGATGGCATTTCGTGGTTCGGAATTCAAAGTATCTGCTGTTGGTGGTTTAGCAGCATTGATTGTTTCTTTCATCATCCAAGTAATTTAGCAAAGAGGCCCTAAGGCCTCTTATAATCATAGCATTGATAGCACACCACTAACAAAACCTAATGCTGTTTGCATATCTTTTCTAATTGTCCCATCAGAACACTTACGCTTCTTCGCAATGGTGCGTAATGAAATACCAATAACAAAGTGGGCAATAACTAACTCATATTCTTCTTGTTTATATTTACGTAACCGTGCGACACAACCGTCTATCATGATCCCTTCATCATCATCACACTGGAGGCGAGACTTTTTGCCATGAGGTAAAAGCCCCTTGAAGCCTGCAGCTATCGGTTGCCAGTCCACACCACTGTTATCTGCTGCCGCCCATGCTCCCCAGCGGTCCAAAACTTCATACATATCACGCATCAACCTTCTCCACAAAATCAGGCCAGCACGCCAATTGCCAGCGCACGATCGATAAAACGAAATATCAGCTCCAGCTGGGAGCCATACTTTTCTTCAAATGCCACGGTATCCGCATGCAGCTCGTCGTGATGCTTTCTGCACAAAGGCAGCACGAAGAGGTCATGCGCTTTTGTACCCATTCCACTCTGACCGTGGCCTATCAGGTGGTGGGGATCATCTGCAGGCTTTCCACAACATGCACACGGCTGTGTCTTAACCCAGCGCGTATACTTTTCGTTAACCCAGCGGCGACGTTTGGGACGTAACATAAAAGACTCCGGCGACTCCGGATCCACTTTCAGCGCCAGCACCTTTTTCGCTTTATCCTGGATGATGCTGGTGGCAGGAACCGGAGGCACAAGGTCACTTTCCCGGGTGACAGACGGCACAACAGGCTTCGGTAATCTCAGTACCTTACGGGCTGCACTTTCTGGTAAGGCATCCGCCAGGTCATTACGAACCAGCCACCAGCACAGTTCCGGCATTGTCACAACGTGACTGTCATCAAAACCAAGATCCCGACGCACAACAGACAACACCCAGCGGGCACAGTTATCCGTTGCCATTGATTCCAGACGTTCCGTGAACTGATCGCGCAGCTGGTTATCGCAGTGCCAGCACAGACGGATTGCGCCAGGCGCGTGTCGCATTGTGGTCATGTTCTTGCTGTGCCAGTCGGAATGAGGCCACTGGCAGCCTTTTTCACGAAGTAACCAGCTTTCAAGACATTCCACCCCACCAGCACGACGAATCACTGCCTCATTACGGAACACGGCCCGAACGGCAGGATCATCCGCCAGCGGTTGTGATGCCGCCGGAACGGCACCACTGGCGAAAGATGAATAACGTTCCGGCTCAGGCTCCAGCAGTACACGCCCCTGCATAAACAGGGGCATCAACTCTGAACCTGGCCTGAACAATACGATCCCCATACGCGGGGCAATTTCAGGGGTCAGTAGTGCTCTCACGGTCACCTCAATGAACGGTATCGAGCAGCTTTAACAGCTCAGGGAATCGGGATTCGAAGAAATGCGGCTGCGTCTCGCGCGGATTTGCGGGACTGGTGATATTCTTGCCGAACATGCAGCCTTTCGCTGTCAGCGACCAGAATTTTTTGATGTTGTTAATCGCGGTACGGCTGTATCGTTCGCGCTGCTCGACGATCCCCAGCTTCACCATCTGGTGATATGCCTGATTAGCTGTCAGGTGGATACCATACTGCTTCAGCAGTGCACTCAGTGACAGCGTGGGGCGGCTTGAGCCATCAGGCGCGTCAGCAGGAGCATCAATGGCATAGCGCGGTGCCAGATTCGGTAAGCCAACAGCCTCCTGGAGTTTCTGACAGGCACCAAGCACTGAAGAGTTAGACAGATTTAACTCCCTGCGCATAAAGTCCAGCAGAATCACACCAGCCTGCATCTTGTCAGCAGCCTGCCCGGATAATTTTTCCGGTGCGCTGGTTACCATATCGAAAGTACGGATCACCTTTAGATGGAATGACGGGCTGATCCACATTGCATAGGCATACACCAGTTCTTTGCAGACATACGTTCCCCGTTCATTTCCCCCATGAATCACACTCACCGGGTCAACACCCAAATTCTGGGTGTTGGTCAATTCATGAACAAGTTCAACAGTTTGTTGGCTGGAAAGAAACTTTCCTGGTTCCTTGGTTCTGGCATTTGCACCAGATGCTACTGCTGCGCGATGCAGATCGTTCAGGCTGTAACGTCCATAAGCATCACGACGAACTTCAATACCATCAATGACCATCAGATTATTCATACTTCGTTTCTCCTCTTGATCAGGCGGCTGCACCCGCCGTTTTCTCGTACTTACTGATAGTGATCTCGACCTTCCCTTCCGGGATAACCGGTCCCCACTCCACCAGCATTCTTTTCACCTGACTGTCGTCTTCCCACACCCCCGCGTGGGTCAGGGCGTCAAACAGCGCCTTGTTATAGTTGTCCAGATCGCGGATCCTGTTATCCGGAGGAAACAACACGATCTCCACTGAAGCAGGTGCCGACGTTGGTTTCGGCAGACGACGTAACTGTTCAACTATTGCTGCGCACGCCGCGCTCTGAAATTTTCGCCCCGCCGCGCTTATCAGGCTCTTACCTGCAAACGCCCCTTTGTTGGGGTGTCGCCAGTACGTGTTCACGCTGGGCGGGAAAGGCAGGATCAGCTTCATACTTTCAGGCCCCTCTTATGTAACCAGTGGGTTGCACGCAGCCTGGCGTTTTCCTCACCGGCAAGCAGTGAGCGGATAATCCCGACCGCCTCGCTGTCGTCGTCCTTCACCGCGGTATGAAGCGTGATGCCCCGGGCCACGCCACGCTTTATCGTGATGACGCCTTTTTTCTCCAGTGCGCGAAGATGCTCCACCGCTGCATTCACTGAACGGTATCCCAGCATGGTTGCCACCTCCTGATTGGTTGGCGGGAAGCCACGTTCTTTCTGATAAGAAATCAGCATATCCAGCACCTGCTGCTGGCATTGAGTTAACGTCGTCATGCCGCCATCTCCCTGACCAGTTTTTCTGCCTGCTGGCGAACCTGCGCCAGAAAGGCCTCACCACATGCCTCAAGTTCATCGCGCCCGATGTAGCTGATTGCCGGTCCCTTCCAGGTCTTGTCGAAAACAGCAATAGCACCAGCGAAGAAAGCGCCTGTCGGCACCTGCTTCTCATCCTTCGGGATAAACCAGGCAGGCAGTTCAAAACCAATACGCCCGCGAATAAAAGCAATATGATCTGCATCTTCCGGCCACCACACTTCGCTGGTGGCAGCTTTGATCAGGAAAACATAGCGCCCGCCTTTATCACGCATGGCACTGGCATGCTTCATGATGTAACGCATGCCGGTGATGTATTGCCCCTCATGCTGACTGGCGCGGCTGTATGGGGGATTACCAAAGGCAGCACCTTTAAGCTCCGCAAGGCGTTCTGACCAGTCATGCGCCAGCGCGTTGTCTTCCGCCGTGTAATACGCAGCACATTTGGCGTTATCACCGTCAGTGAACAGATCCAGAACAAACGGGCCAAACAGGGTGTTAATTCCCCAGAAAATGTTGTCCGGCGTGCGCCACTGATCGCCCACTTCCTTCAGTTCATGGGCTGGTTTGTTCCGCAGTTCCGCCAGCGCCTGGCAATATTTATTACTCATTAAGCCCCCACGTAATTCCCTGAGAGATACCACTCTTCACCTGATGCAGCCTGCTTACTGCTTTTCCGTAAACACCGTTCACGACGCGCCAGAAAATTGTTTCGTTCTGGCTGGGAGTGGCTTTCACGGAATGCCGCCATCCACACGGTTGCAGCACGACGGTATAAGCCCCTGGACTCCAGTTCTTCAGCCTGGCGGGTCAGGCACAAAATCACCCGTGGATCGTTAGTGCCGACATAGAAATTGCGCACAGGTCTGGTTTCTCGAACTGGTTGTGGTTCCGGTTCCTGCGCTCTCTCAGTCAGGCGCGGGAAATGTCTGCGTGTATCTCCTTCACAACGGTGAGCCACACGCCCACTCTGACGTAACTTGCTTGCTGACTGCAGAACGCGCTGCCGTGAGTAACCTGCAAAAGCATCCGCAATGTCTCCGGAAGTACATCCCGGATGGGCTTCAATGAATTTCTGAACTTCATTCAAAAGACTCATGATCACCCCCTGAATCCTGCCGGGATCTGGCTGTAGTCCACGTTGTCGTAACTGGATTTGAAGTACGGGTCTTCGCGTTTTTCGGTGTACGTGCTAACGGACGGTGATAAGCGCAGGGAAAGCTCATCCCATTTTTCCCGCAACTTCGACGGGCTGAGCACGTTACGGCACCAGAACGGATCGCGGCTGACGCGGCTGTACATCTCGCAGATTTGTTTGTGAGTACGACCATCCTGCACACACATCAGGCGAATTTCGTTTGCCCAAGCTGTCCAGTTCGGTTCTTTGGGACGAACCACCTCGCCGTCACATTCGGCGGCTTGCTCGTACAGGGCGATGATTTTTTTCCAGAGCCACTGTGCGCAGGTCAAATCATCCTGCGTTCCCCACTGGCGCTTTTTAGGGCTGAATACAACCGCATCAGGATGGCGAGTTAAAAAATCCTGTTCATCCGTCTGCGTGTCCGGTTGCGAAGCGTCCGGACGAGAAGGTTTTTTATCTGACGGATCATGTTTTGATTTTACTGACGGATCCCCGCCAGATTCTGACGGGTGAAAACCCGCTTTTTTGCCAGATTTCGACGCATCAAATTTTGACGGGTCAGATTTTGATGCGTCAGATTTTGACGGGTCAGAATCTGACAGTTGAGAAAATGCCGCTGCCTGAAGCTTCGCAACGTTAAGCTGATAAACATTCGACGCATTGCGGTTACCCTGGCGACGCGCCTTACGCGTTAACCAGCCTTCTGCTTCCAGCCGTGCGATAGCCGTCCTGACGGTACTCATCCCCGCGCCAATCTGACGGGCAATAGTTTCAATTGATGGCCAGCACACACCTTCGTCATTACTGAAATCAGCCAGGCGGGCCATAATTGCCACGCTGGATAATTTCATGCCTGATGCAGCGCAACCATCCCATACATAGCCGGTTAATTTAGTGCTCATGACCGACCTCTATTTCCCTGAATTTACAACGAAACTGTTCGAGCGGGCTGAAGCACTCATGCTCATAGCCTTCACGGAGGTAGATAACCCGTTGTGTTTCCGGCTCCCAACGAATGACTCTGACGGGCACTCCGTAGTGATCTTTGAACCAGCGGTTAACTTGTCGCAAAGGACTGTCTCCTTCTGCCGGTTGAAATCACCCACAGCCCACTCTGCAAAGCTGTGGGTTACAATTTCCCTGTCACCTGGTACATTTACTGCATAGCAATACTCCACCTTCGCTTTTCCACCCGGTACAGGAAGCGCAATCAGTTGCGAGCGACGGTAGTGTGTTGTTAAACTGTTCATGCGTTAGTTTCTCCACAGTCACGACACGCCACGGCGCCCGGAGCTGCACACTCGCGGGCGTCACTACTTTCTGAAACGCAAAATATTTTGTAGACCAGTGCTGCATGCTCCTGCAGCTTCGAAATTGAGAGGTACAGCTCATCGTTAATTGCTGTCTTCTCATGCGGTTCCACTACACCGTCTTCAATTGCTGAACGAATCTGTTTTGAATAACTGCCGATCTGTTCAATGACTTCCAGCAGGCGTTGGTTGATATCGGCGTTGTCCACATCCTCGACGTCAGGAAGAGACACAAAGACGCCATTTGCAGACTGCGCCACAGCATCAGCAATGAAGTGAGTGCCACCAGCACGCTGTAAAACCATTGCCCATCCCAGCGGGAAAATCTGATCGCCATCTGCACGAAGGCGGTTGAATAAAGCGTTTTCTGTTACATCGAGCCAGTCAGCCGCTTCAGCGTAACCACCCGGCAACGCCGCGATAGTTTTTCTGACAGCTTTCACGTACCACTCAGGCTGTTTTTCTATTTTCCAGTGATGCTTACCCACGGTTAGCCTCATCGTTCTGTGGTTAAAAATTGAAAGTGTTCTGCTAATCTTTCGGATAGATATCCGGTCTTAAGTCAGATTTCGTAATTGCACCTGACGTGCATTGCTCAAGTTTTTTAGCCAGCACAAAACTGGCTTTTTTATAGCCATTGAAAACCAGCCGTAAGTAGCCAGGTGTTGAGCCAACTTTTCCGGCCAACTCGCCCTGCTGTTCTTTGGTTAAAGAGTCCCAATACGCTTTCATACAATATGTACCTCCGGTATACATATTACATGATTGAAATGAACCTTCAAGATACTTGTACCTTAACGGTACAAGGGTTTTAATTTCGTTATGAAAACAATCCATGACATCCGGCGGTCTAACGCCAGAAAACTGAGAGATGGTGTTGGCGGGAATTCTTCCTTTGCCACTATGATTGATCGCGAGCCAACCCAGACCAGCAGGTTTATGGGAGATGGTGCTACTAAAAATATCGGTGACAGCATGGCACGACACATCGAAAAATGTTTCGACCTGCCTGTCGGATGGCTCGATCAAGAACACCAGACAACGAACATCACAAAAAAACCTGATGTTTCAATCACTAATAAACAAATCACATTAGTCCCTGTCATATCATGGGTACAGGCCGGAGCATGGAAAGAAGTTGGATATTCTGAGGTTGATTTGAGCACAGCAGAAACGTATCCCTGCCCTGTACCCTGTGGGGAAATGACTTATATCTTGCGGGTGATAGGTGATTCAATGATTGATGAGTACCGCCCGGGAGACATGATTTTTGTCGATCCTGAAGTACCTGCCTGCCACGGTGACGACGTTATTGCATTGATGCACGATACAGGCGAAACCACCTTCAAAAGGTTGATAGAAGATGGGACACAGCGTTATCTCAAAGCGTTAAACCCAAACTGGCCTGAGCCTTACATTAAGATCAACGGTAATTGCTCTATAATTGGTACAGTGATTTTCTCAGGAAAACCAAGAAGATACAAAATCAAAGCCTAATCAATGTTTATGAACCTGCTTCGGCAGGTTTTTTTATACTTGACAATGTACCTTTGGGATACATAATGTACCCAAGCGAAACAACGAACAGGCAGGACGCCCACGAAGTAGCCGCCTGGGGCATATGAAGTCCAGGATGATTCGTTGAGTCATGTTGTGCCACTAGGCACTCATGTTAAAGCAGGTGTATGAAATGAAAGTCCAGATTTTAAACAATAACTGTGAAGTCGTTTGGGCGTAAAACATGACCGCGCGTAGACCAAGGGAGGAAAAAGTGGGAATAGTTAGAAATCAAGCAGATATATTGAAAATCAGCTCTGAATTGCTTGGAGTTTTGAAAAGTGAGCTCACCGCACATGGCATCGAGCCCACTGACGAAAATTTAAGTTGGGTTTTGTCGATTATTCAACAATCACTCAAGCCCAGCCTCAGCAAACTTTTTATCGAGTAGTGCTTCGAACTTATCGTAAAGCTTGCTTATGTCGTCTATCGGGTTTTCTGACGTACTGTAATTTTTATCTGATGTCATGGCAGCAGTCTGATATGCAGTGTGAGTCTTAACCGATAGTTGGAATAAATAAAGAATTTTTTCTTCTTTGGTCATAACTATTTCCTTCTTGGCTATATGAAAACACCAAGATACCACCGAGCCTGAAGTGGTGAAAAGACAGGCACATAACAGCTAAGTATTTTCAACCAGAGAGAATCCTTAGCGTTGTGGTGAATGCGGCTCAGCGCACGCGGGTTAAGGTTGAGGCTGACAGTCGACCTTCTGTGGATACCCACCCGCCTGGTGTGCAACCTTCGCCAGGCACCGGGAGGCACCCGGCACCACAACTTTATGCTGTGTGTAGTCCTCGCGGTACCAGTTTGTACACTTGCTTCCGGCTGGTACCGCTCTTTTTACAAAACAGAGAAGAACATCACCGGACGACGGGCTCATAACCCAATCCATCCGGGCGGCTGCCACCGCAGGTGTTCTTCTCTGTTTTGTGGAGAAACCAACCGACCTTGCAGGGTCGATATGATTAGGAGCAGAAAAATGGCTAGCGAACGCAGTACTGATGTGCAGGCATTTATTGGGGAGCTGGACGGCGGCGTATTTGAAACCAAAATCGGCGCAGTTCTCAGTGAAGTCGCTTCCGGTGTGATGAACACGAAAACCAAAGGTAAGGTCTCACTCAACCTGGAAATCGAACCATTTGATGAGAACCGTGTGAAAATCAAACACAAACTCTCATATGTTCGCCCGACTAACCGCGGGAAAATTTCCGAAGAAGACACCACCGAAACGCCGATGTATGTCAATCGCGGTGGTCGCCTGACTATTCTGCAGGAAGACCAGGGACAATTACTGACTCTTGCCGGTGAACCTGACGGAAAACTCCGCGCAGCAGGTCATTAATATCGTTCTTAATTAACCGATTATTTATCTCATCACTGAATATCTTTATATAGTGAGGACTTATTATGTCTCAGAACTTAGACGCAACCGCAATTAATCAAATCCATGCCCTTATTTCTGCTCAGGGTGTTAATGAAATTATCAGTAAGATTGGTGCCGATGCTGTGGCATTGCCTGAGAATTTCCGCATTCATGATCTGGAAAAATTTAATTTAAATCGCTTCCGTTTCCGTGGTGCGCTTTCCACTGCCAGCATCGATGACTTTACCCGTTATTCTAAAGATCTTGCAGATGAAGGCACCAGCTGCTTTATCGATGCCGATAATATGCGAGCCGTCAGTGTGCTTAACCTGGGTACTATTGATGAACCAGGTCACGCAGATAACACCGCCACACTCAAACTGAAAAAGACAGCACCGTTCTCTGCTCTGTTGTCTATTAACGGCGAGCGTAACTCCCAGAAGTCACTAGCAGAATGGATTGAAGACTGGGCAGACTATCTTGTGGGCTTTGATGCTAATGGTGACGCTATTCAGGCAACAAAAGCGGCTGCGGCTGTCCGTAAAATCACGATTGAAGCAAACCAGACCGCTGATTTTGAAGATAATGACTTCAGCGGCAAACGCTCCCTGATGGAGTCTGTCGAAGCGAAGACCAAAGACATTATGCCAGTGGCATTTGAATTTAAATGCGTTCCGTTTGAAGGTCTGAAAGAACGTCCGTTTAAATTACGCCTCAGTATTATCACTGGCGATCGTCCTGTACTGGTTCTGCGCATTATTCAGCTGGAGGCGGTGCAGGAAGAAATGGCTAACGAATTTCGTGATCTGCTTGTTGAGAAATTCAAGGACAGCAAAGTAGAAACCTTTATTGGTACTTTCACCGCCTGATTTCATTACTGCAAATGCCCCTGCGGGGGCATTTATGGAAACGTAATTTACTCAATTATCGCCGGATGGTGAGGGATTCTTTTTACCAGAATTCAGCGCGGTGCAGCGCATATACGTGGAGAACAAAATGTCATTTATTAAAACTTTTTCCGGGAAGCATTTTTATTATGACAGGATAAATAAAGACGACATCGATATTAACGATATCGCGGTTTCCCTTTCAAATATCTGTCGCTTTGCCGGTCATCTTTCGCACTTCTACAGCGTCGCCCAACATGCGGTTCTTTGCAGCCAGCTGGTGCCGCAGGAATTTGCTTTTGAAGCGTTAATGCATGATGCAACAGAAGCGTATTGCCAGGACATTCCCGCACCACTGAAACGCCTTCTTCCTGACTATAAACAAATGGAAGAAAAAATAGACGCCGTAATCCGTGAGAAATACGGGTTACCCCCAGTTATGAGTACGCCCGTGAAATATGCCGATCTCATCATGCTGGCAACCGAACGCCGCGATCTCGGGCTTGATGATGGCTCTTTCTGGCCTGTACTGGAAGGTATCCCGGCAACAGAGATGTTCAACGTGATTCCACTGGCACCGGGCCATGCCTACGGGATGTTTATGGAACGCTTTAACGAGTTATCGGAGTTACGCAAATGCGCATGAATGTTTTCGAAATGGAAGGGTTTCTTCGTGGGAGATGTGTACCGCGAGATCTGAAAGTAAATGAAACAGATGCTGAATACCTGGTGCGTAAATTCGATGCGCTTGAAGCTAAATGTGCAGCACAGGAAAACAAAGTAATACCAGTGTCAACTGAACTGCCACCAGCAAATGAAAGTGTTTTGTTATTCGATGCTAACGGAGAAGGCTGGCTAATTGGCTGGCGTTCTCTCTGGTACACCTGGGGACAAAAAGAAACCGGAGAATGGCAGTGGACATTTCAGGTCGGGGACCTTGAAAACGTCAATATCACTCACTGGGCAGTAATGCCAAAAGCACCGGAGGCTGGAGCATAATGACCACTTTTACCGACAAAGAACTGATTAAAGAAATTAAAGAGCGTATCAACAGCCTTGACGTGCGAGACGATATTGAGCGCCGTGCTTATGAAATCGCACTCCTATCTCTGGAAGTAGAACCAGATGAACGCGAAGCTTATGAATTATTCATGGAAAAGCGTTTCGGTGACTTAGTAGATCGTCGGAGAGCAAAAAACGGCGATAACGAATACATGGCATGGGATATGACTCTCGGTTGGATCGTCTGGCAGCAACGAGCTGATATCCATTTTTCAACAATGTCACAGCAAGAGGTGAAATAATGGAGCCATACAGCCTCACACTCGATGAGGCCTGTCATTTTCTCAAGATATCCAGACCGACTGCCATTAACTGGATACGCACAGGGCGTCTTCAGGCAACACGCAAAGATCCCACTAAGAATAAATCTCCTTACCTCACAACACGACAAGCCTGCATTGCGGCTCTTCAGTCTCCGCTGCATACTGTCCAGGTGAGCGCGGGTGATGGCATAACAGAGGAAAGAAAATGTCACTCTTCCGCAGAGGTGAAATATGGTACGCCAGTTTCACATTGCCGAACGGTAAAAGATTTAAACAGTCTCTTGGAACAAAGGACAAAAGGCAGGCGACAGAACTCCATGACAAGCTAAAGGCTGAAGCATGGCGGGTCAGCAAACTTGGTGAAATACCTGATATAACGTTCGAGGAAGCGTGTGTCAGGTGGCTTGAAGAGAAAGCACATAAAAAATCACTGGACGATGACAAAAGCCGGATCGGATTCTGGCTTCAACATTTCGCAGGAATGCAACTAAGAGACATTACTGAATCAAAAATTTATTCAGCAATGCAGAAAATGACGAACCGGCGTCATGAGGAAAACTGGAGACTCAGGGCAGAAGCATGCAGAAAAAAAGGGAAACCTGTTCCAGAATACACGCCAAAACCAGCGTCCGTTGCAACGAAGGCTACGCATCTTTCATTTATAAAGGCCCTACTAAGAGCCGCAGAGCGTGAATGGAAAATGCTGGATAAGGCACCAATTATTAAAGTGCCTCAACCAAAGAATAAACGGATCCGCTGGCTGGAGCCCCATGAAGCACAAAGGCTGATTGATGAATGTCCGGAGCCATTAAAGTCTGTTGTTGAATTTGCACTGGCAACAGGTTTAAGACGCTCGAACATCATCAACCTTGAATGGCAACAAATAGATATGCAGCGCCGGGTGGCATGGATAAACCCGGAAGAGAGTAAATCAAACCGCGCAATTGGCGTTGCGCTGAATGATACTGCATGTCGCGTATTGAAAAAACAAATCGGGAATCATCACCGTTGGGTATTTGTGTACAAGGAAAGCTGTACCAAACCAGACGGAACGAAAGCGCCAACAGTAAGGAAGATGCGGTATGACGCAAACACAGCCTGGAAAGCGGCGCGGAGACGGGCTGGTATTGATGATTTCAGATTTCACGACTTGAGACACACCTGGGCAAGTTGGCTGGTTCAAGCCGGAGTCCCGTTGTCAGTGTTACAGGAAATGGGAGGCTGGGAGTCTATCGAAATGGTTCGTCGATATGCTCACCTTGCACCTAATCACCTTACCGAACACGCACGGCAAATAGACTCGATCCTGAACCCATCGGTCCCAAATTTGTCCCAGTCAAAAAATAAGGAAGGTACTAATGATGTGTAACTTATTGATTTAAATGGTGCCGATAATAGGAGTCGAACCTACGACCTTCGCATTACGAATGCGCTGCTCTACCAACTGAGCTATATCGGCCCTGAAAGGACATGTTCACGAACGTGAATCACGGTGGACAAGGTTAAAACTAACCGGGCGATGCGTCAATGGCCTTGTGAATCAAATGGCTACTTTTGCATCACCCGGTTTTATTTACGCACGAATGGTGTAATCACCAATGCCGATCCACTTGTAAGTGGTCAGTGCTTCCAGCCCCATTGGGCCACGCGCGTGGAGTTTTTGTGTGCTTACCGCCACTTCCGCACCCAGACCAAACTGGCCGCCGTCGGTAAAACGCGTAGAGGCGTTAACGTAAACAGCGGACGAATCCACTTCGTTAACAAAACGCTGGGCGTTGCGCATATCGCGGGTCAGGATCGCATCGGAGTGTTGTGTGCCGTGTTCACGAATATGGGCGATGGCATCGTCAAGATCGCTGACGATTTTGACGTTCAAATCTAATGACAGAAACTCATCGTCATACTCTTCGGCTTTAACAGCAACCACCTTCGCAGGGCCTGCCTGCAACTGCGCCAGTGCAGCTGCATCTGCGTGTAATGTCACGCCGCTTTCCGCCATTTGTTTGCTTAATGCGGGCAGGAAGCTATCGGCGATGTTTTTATTCACCAGCAACGTTTCAACCGTATTACATGTGCTCGGACGCTGAGTTTTCGCGTTGACGATCACTTTTAATGCTTCAGCGATCTCTACACTTTCATCAACGTAAATATGGCATACGCCTATACCACCTGTGATCACCGGGATTGTCGACTGTTCACGGCACAGTTTATGCAAACCAGCGCCACCACGCGGGATCAGCATGTCGATGTATTTATCCATACGCAGCATTTCACTGACCAGCGCACGGTCAGGATTATCAATCGCCTGCACGGCACCCGCCGGTAAGCCGCAGGATTTCAGGGCGTCCTGAATCACCGCCACCGTTGCAGCGTTAGTGCGACACGTTTCTTTGCCACCGCGCAGGATCACCGCATTACCGGTTTTCAGGCACAGCGAAGCGACATCAACCGTCACGTTCGGGCGCGCTTCATAAATCACGCCAATAACCCCCAGCGGTACGCGACGACGCTCAAGACGCAGGCCGCTGTCCAGTACGCCGCCATCGATTACCTGCCCCACCGGATCGGCGAGGTTGCACACCTGACGTACATCGTCGGCAATGCCTTTCAGCCGTGCGGGCGTCAGTGCCAGACGGTCAAGCATCGCTTCGCTAAGGCCATTGGCTCGCGCGTCAGCAACATCCTGGGCGTTAGCGTTGAGGATGATTTCGCTTTGTGCTTCCAGTTCATCGGCGATTTTTTCCAGCACGCGATTTTTTTCGCGGCTGGAGAGTTGCGCTAATTTATACGAGGCTTGCTTCGCGGCAATGCCCATTTGTTCCAGCAT